GCTCGCCGGTGGTCGCCTTCGTCAGTTACCCGGAGGGGGTGCTGGCGCGGGCGGTATTGGGCGGCGTCCTACCGAGACCGCCGAGCAGATGCGGAAGCGCATTCCAGAGGCAATCGGGCCGGTTTTATCAGAAGCGCAGCGAGCGGCGGCTGAAGCGGCGATGCAGTTGGAGCAGACGTTGGCGATGAGCATTAGCACCGCGCTGACCACGGGCATTGTGGCGGGTATCGAGAACGCGGTCGCCACAGGTAAAATTGGCGAGGGGTTCAAGGCGTTGTCCGGGACGCTATTGGCTGGTCTTGGTGACGCAATGATTCAGTTCGGGACGCAGAGCGCGGTGTTTGCCAACCTGATGAATAGCATCGTGACAAGTTTGGCGAGCCTGATTCCCGGTGGTGCGCTGACCGCATCCTTGGCGATGATCGGCATCGGCGCGGCCCTGAAGGGGGCGGCGCGTGGGATGTTCGGTGGTGGAAGTCGTGGTGGAGGGTCGGCATCCTCGTTCGTGAGCTTTGGCGGCGGGATGGGAAGCGGTCAGACCACGCAGATTGTGTTTGGTTCGACCTCTGCCACGACCGCCGCTGGGATGACGCCGCGCTCATCCACGAACGTGACTATCATCGGCCCGAACGATCCGACGGCGCAGCGGGCGATGCAGGAGTTGATTACGAAGGCAAATAGCCGTGGGAGGGTGGGCTGATGGCAAGTATCACGTTCAATGACGGCACCTCGGCCACGCTTGATAACGGCACGACGGCCATCGCCAGCGGGGTGGGGTCGCGGTTTGCGGATTGGGTGCCGTTCCAGCGGCCCGTCGGTGCGGCGGCAGTTGCGCTCGGAACCGGGGCGCGGTCGATGTTCACGTTCCGCACAGATTACGGGGCGTCCTTCACGATGAACGACATCCCCAATACGTCGATGGCAACGATGCTCCGCTGTCAGGCGCACCTGCTTGGCGGTGGGACGGTGTCGGTGGCGACTGGCGACAACGCCTCGCGGACCTATGCAACCTGTTGCCTCGCGCCCGATGGTGACGTGACCATCACGCTGACGGACAAGACGGCCCTGCTGTATTCGATGTCGTTCACGCTGATCAACATTGCGGGCAGTCCGTCCGCGATGCTTTGCATTTACGACTGACCAGATAACTGATGCCAGCACAAGCCTATCGCTTACGGATTCGCAACGCGGCCAATACTGCGGACGCGCTGACCTTTACCTCGGTTCGTGGTGGCACAAACCCGTACATCGCCGCGCCACCGAATGGGGATGGGCAGGAAGTGGACCTGCTCACGGGATCGGTGCGCACCGGGGCGTATGTCGTCGAGGTGGTTGACGTAGTCACCGGCTCGGACGCTACTGGCACCCTGCGGGCCATCACCAGCCAGCTATACGACTCGTCGGCGTCAAGCGGCCGTCCGCATCTGCTTTCGCGTCGGGCCTTCGTGGAGGTGTCCACGGATGACGGCGCAACGTGGCCGACCGTCTGGCAAGCGGGCTACCTGACGGGGATTGAGCAGGTTGACGCGGTGCGGTACGCGTTTACGATCTCAGACACGCGCCGTATCGAGACCAGCTATCAGGCGTTTACGTGGTCCACGCTGGCCGAGCAGACCGCGTTCCCGCAGCGTGGGTGCCTGTTTGGTGGGCCGGTCATCAACGGGTTTGGTGGAACGCCGCTCGGTGCTAATCAGGTCGCCATCGACTCGGGCGGCTTTGAGTTCAAGTTCCTCGAAAAGCAGGGCAGCGTCGTCGCGTTGGAGTTTGTCGCCGGATACCTACCGCCGAAGTTTCAGCGCACGACGGTGGTCGGGACGTATATGTGGGACGCGATGCGCGACTTCCTTGAGATGGCGAATAAGGACGCCAGCCTGACGGGGACGAACTTCAACGGCATTAATGACCGCGACACGGTGATGTCGTATCCAATGGTTACGGCGATCATCGAGGACATCTCAACAGGCGTCAAGTGGAACGGCACCATCCGGGGATGGGCCAGTCCCAAGTACAACCCGGACGCGGCGTTTGGTGAGCAGACGTATGACGCCACGCAGAAGCGGATGTTTGTCCAGTTGAATGCGACCGCGCCGACGTGGACGCCAACGGCTGGCGCGTATCTGCGGGTGCGCGGCATTCAGGCCGAGGTGTCAGATGTGTCCCCGGTCTATTTTGACCTGCATCCCGTCGAGTTGGCGACCAAGCTGTTTACGTGCGCGGGAATCGCATACAACGCGGCATCGGCAACGACTATCACCAATGCGCTCGGGCCGACAACGCGACTGGCTGGCCGCATCTCCGAGGCGCAGCCGCTGGCCGATTTCCTGACCAGCGCGGTCTTTGGACCGTTTGGCTTTGCCACGCGGACCAATACGTCGGGGGAGCAGGAGTTCTTCCTGACCCGTCGGCGCACGGATACCCTGCCGACGTACACGATCAACACGGCTGACGTGCAGGGGGACAGCCCGCCGCCTATCTGGTCGATTGACGAAGGCACGGTGGTCACGGCTTTTGCAATTGCCCAGCAGACGTATGCGCCGTTCATCTCGGTCAAGGATTCGACCGAGACTCCTCCACCTGACGGCATACGTATTGGACGTAAACGCGTCGTGCTTGAGACGGGCGATACGTCTACGTATTCGACTCGGGTTGTGGACTACGACATTCCCGGTATGGTCCACGATGCGGCGTCGTTTACCCCCGACACGCAATCTTTCGGGCGTTCTATCGCTCTGGAAGGGTTTGATCGCTTCGGGCGCGGTGCGCCAAGCATCGAGATCCCCGTTCTACGGACCAGCGCAGCGGCGGCGGCGCAGGTCGGTGACGAGGTGTATGTCAACGTCGGCTACTACCCGAACCTGAACTATCGGATTGGGGAGTCCACGATTGGTTCGCGGATCGCACAAATCGTCCGGCGTGTTGAGCGTCCCGAGGGGCCGGTGTTCAAGCTGGTGGACTCGGGAGCCGCAAGCCAGCCCGCGACGGCGGCCACGGTCAGCCTTGCGGCATCAACCATCGACCCACGCCGGATCGCGCAGTTCACCATTACGAATGCGGCCACGCTCAATACGGCGGGGAACATCGCCGTTGCCGTCGAATACGCGGCGTCCAGCACGACGCCGACGACCAACGGCGTAGCATTTACGCGGTACGCGCCGGGGGCGATCCCGACGGGTGCGGTCCAGTTGCCGGCAATGGTGCCGGGGACCACGGTCTGGGTGCGGGTGCGGTCGGAACAGGCCAGTCTCCGGCCGTCGGCGTGGACGGCGTGGACCAGCGTGGCCCTGACCGCGTGGAGTGCGCCCAGCGCGGTGTCAACGGCCAATATCACGAGCCAGTCGGTGGACGTGTCGTGGTCGATTGGCAGCAACACGACGGATGATGTGGACGTGTTTGTCGCGCCGGGGTCGGTCGCCCCGAGCAACTGGAAGCCGTACCGCCTGAATACGTTCCCGCGCCAGACGACCTCGACGACGGTGCGGAACCTACTTGGGTCCACGGCCTACATCGTTGGGGTCGCGTTTCGCGATCGCGTGAGCGGGGCCTATGGGACCATCGCCACGACGACCTTCTCAACGACCGCCGTGGCGTCTGGAACTGCCCTGCGTCCTGCTGGTGTTGCGCTGATTGAGGGGGCCAATGATGCCTCGCTTCAGCAGGGGATTGTATTGGCGTTGTGGGCCGCAGAAGGGGAGGTCAATATTGTGGTCGAGCGGGCCACAAGTCTTGGCGGCACATATGACGAAATTGCCGTGGTCCCGTCGGCTACCCAATTGTATATCGACTCCCTGCCTAATACCGGCACCACGTACTATTACCGGCTGCGGCATCGCACGAGTGGCAAGGCTGATTCGTCACCGACCGCTGTAGTTTCTGGTGTGGCAACTGGCGTGTTGTCAAATGTGATGCGTCCTCCGGCTGTTGCGCCAACAATTACCCCCAGCACAACCGGTCAAGCATCAAGTGTCACCGTTACGTTGACGCTTGATGATCCGCAAAATCGTGTGGAGGCGGTGCAGTTCCGCACCCAATACCACGGCGGCTCGTGGTCGGCTTGGGCAACGGATAGCACGGTGCCTTATAGCGCATCTGTCAACGTACTCAACGATGGCATTACGTCATCTGTTGGCTGGCGCATTACCGGATACGACAACGATGGTATCTATTACGATACGAGCAACCCGTATCGGCAAGGTGAATCATCGTGGCCGCTCAATCTTGGTGTCAATCCGACAATCAACAAGTTGACGCGTTCGCGATATAACAGCGGAACTGGAAAGTACGAGATTTGGTATCGCTTTTATATCGAGATTGGCAACGATGAACTACTTGAGGATCCGATTCTCGGATTTGTGACGTCAAGTGGACCTGTTCCGGCCAGCATTATTGACCAAAATGGAAACGCGGCTACAGGGTTGTATTACGACCCGGTCAAGCAATCGGATGGATGGCGCGTTGAATGGAACTCCACGTCCTCGCAGCAATGGACGTTCGAGCTTGCTTCGTATGGAACATACGAGGATTTGATTTTTCCGTACCAAGACAGCGACAATCAGACGACCCCATTCCCAGTCACAACTGGATCGGCCACGTTTGTTGTTCCCGCTGGTGGTTCAACGGGTAGCATTGGTGACGTGGTCGGCCCTGCGTCCGCGACCGACAACGCCATCACGCGGTTTGACGGAACGACTGGCAAGCTTATTCAGAACTCGACCGCTACGTTGTCGGATACCGGGACGCTGAATATCCCGACAGGCCAGACGTATCAGATCAACGCCACGGATGTCTTGTCAGCAACTACGCTTGGCAGCGGAGTAACTGGTTCTTCGCTGACCTCGGTTGGAACGCTGACTGGCCTGACGGTGAGCGGGGCTACCCCGTTGTTTAATACCGTCAATTCGACTGGCACATTGACACTCGGATCTACGGCGGCAGTTTCGCAGGAACAGCGGTTCCGGCTTATTAACAGCAACGTCACAAATGGCGTTGATTTTGTTCTGAACGGGGCTGGCACCGCGTGGGGTCTGTACGATCGTACGGCGTCAAAGTGGGCAATGTCGGTTACCCGTGGTGCCACAGATGCGACCAATTTTCCGGGTTCTGTATCCGTAACTGGTGCGCTATCGACCAGCAGTACGTTGTCGGCAACTTCGACGTTGCAGGTTTCAAGTTATGCTGCCATCGGTGGTTCGTTGTCGGCAAACGCGCAGTTGTATGTTCGTGGTACAATGGTTGGCGCAGGTGTAAATCAGTACGGCGTAATTTCGCAAATGACGTTCCCGGTTGTTGCGACCAGTTCGATGCAAGGTATTTATGTTGCGACGACTGGTGCGGATGGAACATACACAACGTCTGATGCGGTTGGCATCAATATTCAGCCGCACACGCTTGGGGTTGGTCAGACGGTCAATATTGCGTCTGGATTGTTGCTGGCAGCATCCTCGTATGCAGCAACGACCAAGTACGGCATCAATATTGGCAGCGTGAGCGGTGGCTCAACCAACTATTCAATCTTTACGGGTTCTGGTCAGGCGCGGTTTGGCGACGACATTCGGATTGTCAGCGGTTCGTTGAGTGTGACAACCACGCCAAGCAAGACTGCGGTTGCCATCCAAGTTGGCACGGATCACGCGCAGCTTACGTCAGCTACGTCCTACGGAATGCTGATGCAGCCGACGGCACAGGCTGGGGTGACCAACTATCGGGCAATCGAATCCCGTGTAGTGATTAGCGCAACGACCGCGTTGACGGCAGCGATGGGTGCGTATATCCGAACGCCAACTATCACGGCTGGCGGGACGATTACCACCAATTACGGCCTGTTGATTGATCCGCAGACTGGCGGCTCGACCAACTACGCGATTTACACCGGCACGGGGCTGGTGCGGTTTGGCGATGCGGTCGATGTGGTTGGCAACGTCAACCTCTCAACTGGCTCGGCGTTCCGTATCAATAGCACCAACGTCCTGACGGCGACGGCCCTCGGGACCGGCGTCACCGGGTCGTCGCTCACGAGCGTCGGCACGATTGGCACCGGGGTCTGGCAGGGCACGAAGGTCGGCATCGCCTACGGCGGCACGAACGCCACGAGCTACACGACAACTGGTACTGGCACCAGAGTGCTGGTGTATAGTCAGGTGTCAGGAGCGTTTGAGGTAGTCACCGCAGGTGGGTCTGGTCAGTTTTTGCAGTCGTCAGGGACGACAGGCGATGTGCTATGGGCAACACCGCCAAACTTCAGCACGACGACAACCACGGCTGGATACGTCCCCGGCTCTAATGGCGTCGGCTCGACCTATTTTCTCCGGGCCGATGGCACGTGGGCGATCCCGAGCGTCGGCTCGGTATCGGCAAATAGCGTTACACAGGGCACGTTTAGCGGGGCGAACTACTACTTTACAAACAACGTCCGCTTTGACAGCGGAGCGCGTGTTGCCTACAACTATGGCTACACGATTGACAACGTTGGCGGTACACCTGTTAGCGTCCTTACGGCGACCACGCTTGGAAGCGGCGTCACAGCGTCCTCGCTCACATCGGTCGGCACCCTGACCTCGCTGACGGTCAGCGGCGACCTGACGGTAGACACCTCCACGCTCAAGGTCGATAGCACGAACAACCGGGTGGGCATTGGAACGGCGAGTCCGACGTACGCGCTCGACGTACAGGGTGGTCGTATCCTCGGCACGGCGAATAGCGAGACGTATTCCGTCGGCGTTCGCAATCGTGCATCGCTGGCCCCGAACGGGAATTACTGGATTGGTGCGACGAACGCAGTCAGTCCCGATATGGTGTTCAGCAATAACGCTGGCACTGAGAATATGCGGCTGACGGATGGCGGCAACCTCGGCCTCGGGGTGACGAGTCCTTCTGAAAAATTGCACGTTGCTGGTAACGTTTATCTTGGCGGCGGCAACCAGTTTATTCGGTATCGTACGGCATCAAATTGGGATTATTATCTCGCGGCGTCTGGAGATAATTTTACGATGTACGATTCGAATGGCACTGGGTTCATCAATTTCATTTACAATGGCGGTGGCACGAGCAAGTACACAAGCATCTTGGGAGCGATGTATGTGTACCTCAATGGCAACGTCGGTATCGGCACGACGAGTCCGCAGTCGCTATTGCACATTAATGCCAACGTTGCGGCGGCATCATCGCCATCAACAACGTTGCGCTTGGGCAATTCGTCAGACGGTGGGCATCGCATTCTGTTTTCCAACTCGGTTGCTGGTACGCTTGCGGCTATCGATGGGGATATTACCTCTACTGGCGCTGGGACAGATGATGGTGTCTTAAAGTTTTGGACAGCGACCAATGGGGCTATGTCCGAGCGGATGCGCATTGACGCCTCCGGCAACCTTGGCATCGGAACGACGAGTCCGCAGTCGCTATTGCACCTATATGGCGCGAACCCAATTTTGCGGTTGCAGGACTCTGACGGCGGGGACGTGTTTGGCTTGTACACGTCGAACACGCTTGGGTTTGGGGTGTTCAACTTTACGGACTCTCGTCAAGATTTGACGATTTCTAACGACGGCAACGTTGGCATCGGGACGACCAGTCCGGCGCAGAGGCTGCACGTTTACGCAAGCGGAACGGCGGTTGCTCAAGTCGAGGGGTCTGGTAGTTACGGCATCTTGCGTCTTAAGAACTCAACGCATTCGTCGGACGTTGGCGCGGATAGCACGAGTCTGTATTTAGACAGCGGCGGCGCATATCCTATCGTGTTCTACACAGGAGCCACGTCCACCGAACGCGCCCGTATTACGTCTGGTGGTGACGTGTATGTGGGTTCGACATCGGCGTGGGCGTCCAGCCGATTTGTGTCCCAGACCGCCAGCACGTCGGCTCCGGCGGCCGAGTTCAACACGACGGGTTCCACGAGCGGCTTGGCCCCGGTCTATATCTGGAACAACGCGGAGTCGGGTGACCCGTACTTTATCCAGTTCTACGACCGTGGCAATTCGCTGGCGCGGCGCAACCTTGGGTACATCAACTACAAAGCTGGCCCCGGTCAGCTTCAGCTGGTTACGGTTTCCGACTACCGCATCAAGCGGGTCATCGGCACCTATGACAAGTCGGGAAGCGTGTTTGACAAGATTCACGTCCACGAGGGCCACATTTACGACTCGCCAATGGCGGTGCCGTTCGTACTGGCCCACGAGTTGCAGGAGGCCGTCCCCTACGCGGTGGATGGCGAGAAGGATGCGGTCAACGAGGACGGGACGGACAAGTTGCAAATGGTCGGCTATGCCTCGCTGATTCCGCTAATGCTGGCTGAAATCAAATCCCTACGGGCGCGGGTCGCCGCGCTGGAGAGCTAACCGATGGCCTTGACGTACTGGTGGGAGTACCCCGCGTTCGATTGCTACCCCGACAAGGACGGGTATATGGACGTGGTCTTTACGGTGCATTGGCGGTACAACGCCAAGGACGATGCTGGGCATACGGCGGTCGTGTATTCGACGCAGGCCGTCCAGTATCAGGAGGGCGACCCGTTTGTCCCGTTTGCCGACCTGACGCCGGAAGTTGTGACGGGGTGGATGGTGGCGACAATGGGGGACGAGCGGATCGCCGAGCTTCAGGCCAGCCTTGCGGCCCAGATTGAGCAGCAGATCAATCCATCGCAGGTCACCCTTCCTGCGCCGTGGGCATCCGCAAACACGCCAGCGGTGTAACTTGTCATTCTACGCGTGACATCTCTCCACCGAGGATTTATGCGACTGCACTTGTTGGGCATTCCGCACACGTTGACGACCAAGGCGTTCGCGCATTGTGCGTTTACACAGAAAGTGTATAAGTTTCCCCGGATGCTGCGGCCTTTGGGGTACGAGGTCATCCACTACGGCGTGGCGGGATCGGATTCTGGGGCCGACGTGGATGTGGTCCTTATGGAGCAGGACGAACACCTGAACCTGCTCGGCCACTCGTACCACGCGCACGGCGGCGGGTTCTACGGGGACGATGCCAACTCGGAGTCCCCGCTTTACAAGCAATGGAACCTGTACGCTCGGGACGCGCTGAAGGAGTACGTCCAGCCGGGGGACTGCATCCTGCTTCCGTTCGGCCACGCTCACGCGGCGGCGATCCGTGGATTGTCAGTGCTAAAGGCCGGAGCGTCCGCGATCGAGTCTGGCATCGGCTATTACGACACCCTGCTGCCGTGGCGCATCTACGAGAGCGAGGCCGTCCGGCACGGCTGTATGGCGAAGGAAGGGCGGCACGGGGTGACGATGGAGAGCCAGCGGCTGGAGTTCGTGGTGCCGAACAGCTATGACGTGGACGAGTGGCCCGAGGGTCCGGGTGGGGACGAGGTGGTGTTTCTCGGGCGGCTGACCGAGGGCAAGGGTATCCGGCTCATTCTGGAACTGGCCCGGATGCGGCCAGACCAGCGGTTTGCGCTGGCGGGGCAGGGGGACGTGTCGCTCTTTGGCGATGTGCCATCCAATGTCCGGGTGCTGGGACCGCTGACGGCAGAGCGGGCGGCGTACTTGGGGAACGCCAAGGCGATCATCGCGCCGAGCCGGTACGTCGAGCCGTTCTGCGGCACGGTGGTCGAGGCCGCGCTGTGCGGGACGCCAGCGATTACGTCGGCGTTCGGGGCGTTCACGGAGACCGTCGCGCACAATCGGACGGGGTATCGGTGCCAGACGATGCGGGAGTTCTCCGATGCGCTTGACAAGGTTGGTGACCTGAACCGCAAGGACATCCGCGCTCGGGCGCGTCGGCTCTACGGCTTGCGGTCAGTTGGGCGGGCGTATGACGCGGTGTTTCAGGTTGTCAAGGAGCGCACCGAGGCGGGGGCGTTTCCGACCAGCGGGTGGAGTGTTTGACGGCTGTTTATTACTTTTGGGTATGACTTGACTTCCGGGAGTTGACAATGACACAAGACAAATCGAGCGTGATGCTCGTGGTGGCGGGGTTCTTCGGATCGCTCATTGCGGTCGGAAAGGCCAGCCACGGGAACCTGCGCGATAACCTTCTGGCGGTGTCGGCGGGTACGTCGAGTGCCTATTTCCTGACCCCGGTCGTTTTTCAGGTCACGGGCGTCGAAGCCACGCAGCAAACGATGAGCGCGATGGCGTTCCTCCTCGGTGTCCTCGGACAACGTGGCGTCGAGATTGTCATTGGCAAGATTTTCCCGGAGGCGAAGCCCGATGCTTGACCGACTGAACGTTCTCTCGAACGCGGTGATGGCGATTGGCTCCGGCGCGTTTTACCTGATGATCTTCAGCAACGCCGCCCCCGGCTTTGATGCGAGCAAGCAGTTCAGCAGAGTGTCCTACTGGACGGTGCGCGTCGGCCTGTCGTTCTTCGTGGCCGGGAGCCTACTGGCAACCCTGACGATGCCGCAGGTCACGCTGTCGCAGTTCATTCGGAATTTCGGCACCGCCATTCTGTTTGCGTGGGCCGCGCTCTACCACGCCAGAAAGTGGGGCGCGGTGGCTGGGATTGGCGCAAAGCATCGGGCCACGCAGACCTTCCGGGTGCCCAAGTAATGCCGCCCGTCACGCATCCGTCCCCGAACCACAACACCCGTGGGACCAAGAAGATTCGGCTGGTCGTGCTTCACGCCGACGCGTCCCCGAATGAGAAGGGGTGCCTGTCGTGGCTCCAGTCGAGCGAGTCCAAGGTCAGCTATCACGTCCTGATTGGGCGCGACGGGGCCGTGTATCGCTGCGTCCCGGATGACCGGCGGGCGTGGCACGCTGGCAAGGCGGTCTGGGAAGGCGAGAAGGATGTGAACGGTATTTCGCTTGGCATCGCGTTCAGCAATCGCAACGACGGCATCGAAGCCTTGACGATGAAGCAAATCGCCGCCGCGCAGTCGGTCATCAAGGACTGGCAAAAGACCTACGGGCCGATGCCGGTGACCACCCACGCGCAGGTCTCGCCGGGGCGTAAGAACGACCCCGAGAAGGTGCCGGGGTTCAAGCTGTCGGACTATGCCTAAAGGGTTGTGGGCCGCGATCCTCTTGGTCGCGGTCGTGGCGTGGGCGTTGGCGTCGGGGGTCGGGATGCGGAAGCGGCAAGCGGCGTGGCAGCGCACCGTGGACAGCTTGACGGTCACGCTGGATAGCACCCGAGCGCAATACAGCATCGAAAAACGCCGCGCTGACTCGGTCACCCACGCGGTGCGTCAAGCGGGCCACAAGGTCGCTGAAGCCTCCGAGGACTTGCGGGGGCGGCTTGATACGGCCCGAGCCGTCTTGGGCGATTCTGCGGCCAGCCAGACCCGTTTACGGCTGACCCTCGCGGCCACGATCACGGCGTCGGAGCGACTTCGGGCCGAGGTCTTGACATATCAGGAAAAGATTGACACCCTTGTCGCAGCGCACCTTTCCGAGCGTCAAGCCGCCGAGCGTCAGATGCAGACGTTGCAAGCGGTGGTGGACGTACAGGCGAGGGCGTTGGAGGAGGGGCGTTGTTCGAGCTTCGTCGGGCAATGTCCGACCCGATGGCAAGCGTTCGGGATTGGCGTGGTGGTCGCCGTCGTGGTCTCGGTGCTATTGTGAGGGATGCCGTGTATGCCTCATTGTGTCCGGGTATTCTGCCCCGCGTGTCTGGGCGAGAGTACCGATCCAGCCAAGCCCCCGTGCCTCGCGTGTCTCTGCGGCGGCCACATCGACATCAATCGTAACCCTGACGGCTCGGTCCCGGCGTACCACCCGGACGGCGCGGTGGTGCAAGAGTGGGTCGATGCGCTTCTCCCCGAATGGCCGCTCGCAACGACCTAATCCAATGGACCGAGCGCGAGGTCTTGCGCCTCGCCGCCCTCTCCGCACAAGGGGTCGCCGCTCCCGTCGTCGCTGATACGCTCAACGCCGAGTTCCACGGCGGGAAGCAGGTCCGCACGGTCAGCGCGGTACAACTGAAACGGGGCAAGCATCGCATCAAGGTGGGCGAGAAGCCCGTCCGCGTGGTGCCGGTCCCGGAGCGGGAGCAGTCGGTCGAGCAGACCGCAGGGCCGGATGGGATCGAAGCCCGCGCCAACGGATCGCGCATCAAGACGGTGGACGACCTGTTGGCGCATATCGACGCGGACTTGTTGCGGTTCGAGGTGGCCGAGAGTCAGGCGACCAAGTACGAGGTGGCGACCCGCAATCCTGTGGACGGGAAGGTGTCGGTCACCGAACTCCACCGCGTGTACGTCAAGCTCAAGCCCAAGGCGGGGCCGACGCTTGAGGAGCGGTTGGAGGCGGTCATCGCTGGGGCGTTCGCGATCCGCAAGCCGATGGCTGCGCAAGCCCCGATCAGCGGAAAGGCGCGGCCTGACCTGTTGCAGGGCGTGGTGATTGCTGACCCGCACGTGGCAAAACTGGCGTGGGGTGATGGGACAGGGAGCCAGAGCTACGACACAAACATCGCCATTCGGACCATCCGCGACGGCGTCACGGCTTTGCTTGACGCGGGCCGGGAGCGGCGTATCGGGGTCCGGCATCTCTGGTTGTTGGGTGATTATTTCCACCACGACGGGCAGGGCGCGACGACCAAAGGTACCGCGCTCGATTACGACACCCGCGTCCAACAGATGCTCACACGCGGGTCCGAGGTGCTATTCGACCTGATTGCGGCCAGCGCGGAACAGGTGCCGACGCGGGTCATCTTGGTCCCCGGCAACCACGATCGAACGCTGACGTGGGCTTTGCAACGGATCCTGCTGTCCGAGTTCAAGCGGCACAAAGGCGTGTCGATTGACGACTCAGCAACCACGACCAAGTACGTTCAGCACGGCAAGGTGCTGATTGGCTTGGATCACGGCGACAAGGGAAAGAAGCGGCTGGCCGAGGTAATGGCCGCGCAATGTGCCGTGGAGTGGGGTCAGACGATCTACCGCGAGATGCACACCGGCCACCTGCACGGCAAGGCGGCGATTGAGACGTTCGGCGGGGTGACGGTACGGACCCACGCCGCGCTGTGCCCGCCGGACCAATACCACGCAGATGAGAAGTTTTCGGTCTCCCCCCGGATGATTGAGGGGTTTATATATCACGCCGGGGGTGCGTTGGTGGGGTCGGACGCGTGGAGTCCCGACCTCCACGCCAAGCCGAGGCGGGGGACGATATGACCGAGTCAGTTGACAAGGACAGCCAGCCCCGGCCCAAGTGCGGGTCGGGTCATCCCATCCCGTGCCCGGAGCGGAAGGCCGAGATGTTGCGCGGCCAGTTCTTCTACCTCTGGGGCATCGGCTGGCTCTGGCTCCGATCCAAGGACGTGGCGACCCCGTGGGAGCGGTGCCCGTGGTGCTGGGGCAAGCTGCCGACGATGGAGCAGGCCGTCCTGCGCTTGATGCTTGGCAAGGAGTGGGAATGAGCCGCCGCCGCCAAAAGCCCAATGTGTTCGCCAACCGCACCGCCGAGGTCGCGATCCAGCGGAACGGGTTGTCCATCAGCATCGGCTCGGTCCCCGCGAGTGACGCCGGGGTGGTTGCCAAGGAGTTGCTTGACCTCCTGCGGACGTTGGAGCGAGCCGGATACGAGGAGTTGGTGATTGACGCCGGGGCGTTGCACGGGGGCGGGTTTGACACCCCGGACGAGGACGGTGTTGAGGATTGGGTAATGCCGCCGGAAGCCAAAAAGCGCGGGATTGGTTTTCACGCTTGACCTGTGGTGATGCGTAGTGTATCGTAGAGCAACGCGATGTTAGGGCATTGCGTACAGCAGTAAAAACAGAGGCCCCACCGATTCCGATGCCACGCGCTTGATCGCCGTGGACCCTACTCGGAACACGGGGGGCTTCGCTGTTTTTGTGAAACGCTGCGGGCCTACTCTCGGTCTCCCGCAGGTCGGTAAAACGGATTACCGGCGCACAATCCTGACCGTGCCAGTTGGACCCGATAAACAAATCCACGCTCTGTCAGCCTACAACGTGGTCGGTCGTCTTGGGTCATTGCTGGGAGCTACACGGGGGCACAGCGGCCCCGCAGGTCACCCGTCGAGGGGATCTCACCACAGCCGGGGTGAGCATCGCAGACGGCCCCACCGCTGGCCTTCCGTCCCGCGCAGGACCGCTACCCCCGTTGACGACCGGGAATGGCCCCGGCAGAACCATAAGCATTGACACGCGCCAAGGGATAGTGTACAATGGGCTCGCCACCTTCTATCAAGGGAAACCAATGAAGTTGACGTACGTGGAGTTGTTCGCCGGGGCCGGGGGAATGAGCCTCGGCCTCGAAACCGCTGGCTGGCGGTGCGTGGCTCACGCGGAGATTGAACCTCACGCCCGCGCTGTGTTGCGCCATCATTGGCCGGAGGTGCCGCTCTTTGGCGATGTCGCGGAACTTGACGGCACCCAGTTTCGCGGGGTCACGATGGTCACCGGCGGGTCGCCGTGTCAGGACCTGTCCATCGCTGGAAAGCGCAAGGGGATGACCGAAGGATCGGGCACCCGCTCGTCGCTGTTCTTTGAGCAGGTCCGCATCTGGAATGAATCCGAAGCCCCCTACATCCTCTGGGAGAACGTTTATGGAGCCTTCAGCAGTAATGCCGGACGGGATTTCGCCGCCGTCCTATCAGCCATCGTGGGAGGAGCCGTCCCTGTTCCCTCGGACGGATGGGTCCGTGCAGGTGTGGTTGCAGGACCGACCGGAATCGCCGCGTGGCGGGTATTGGACGCTCAATACTTCGGGGTGCCACAACGCCGTCGCCGTGTCTTTGTCCTCGGTGTTAGAGGCGGAGGGGTTGATCCCGCAGAAGTACTATCTCTCGCCGAAAGCCTGTCAGGGCATCTTGCGGCGAGCGGAGAAGCGCGGGAAAGCATTGCCACCGATGCTGGAGAGGGCGCTTCAGTCACGCGCACAGGATTCAGCACTACCGGGTCAGTCGGATACGTCCACGACGTGATGCCAACGCTTCCGCACAAGACGGGATTGGGATGCGCTGGAGCGCAGATGGTTGGCGTGTTAGAATCGCCCAATGTTCTTGCGCTTGACATATACAACCAGAGCATCAGCCCGAATGGTGTCGCACACACCATTCGGGCAATGAATACTGGTGAAGGCATTCCGCATACATTGACGGTTGAAGCCATTCCGTTACAGAACCCGACCATCGTCGGCAAGGCACAGAATGGACTCGGTATCGGGCAATCAGGAGATCCAATGTACTCACTTGAATCGGTGGGGCACGGCGTATTTACCTATGACGCTCGAGGCAACGGCCAAGGTGTTGGCGACAACACCTTGGCTGGCGACCACCAGAACCGCGTGACGGATTACACCGCCATCGTTCTTCGTAATCGGGAAGGCAAGCCCGGCGGCGGCAAGGGGCCGCTCCTCTCTGCCGAGCGTTCGCTGACGCTCGGCACCGCCAACGATCAGGTCGTGTTTACGAAGCAGCAGTTCGGCAGATTTGAGGAAGGTCCAAGCGTTGCGTCAACGCTTGGCGCACGGGACCACGCCGCTCAGCACACGGATGTCGCCATTGGTTCGGTTGGCGTCCCCCGTCGCCTGACACCGGTGGAGTGTGAGCGGTTGATGGGATGGCCGGACGAGCACACCGCCCACGGCATCAGCGAGGCTGGCAAGGCTTACGCGCTCGCGGACACCGCCCGCTACAAGCTCTGCGGCAACGGGATTGCCAGCCCCGTGACCGCGTGGATTGGATTTCAACTGGCTGGCCTATTGACAGGCGGCAAGTAGGGTAGTACCCTTGTCATCGCTGGTTCACTCTCCCATCGGAGGTAGCTATGCAGCACGGACGTGAGAAGCTGGTGCAGGTGTTGTATGACCCGCGATTCGGGATGCTGGCATTCCACGCGGACGGCTCGGTCGCCCAGATGGTGACGCTCCCGAACGGGAAGCGGACGTGGCGGTTTGCCGAGGTCATTTGGGACGAATGCGTGATGAGCGATCACGAGGCCGACCTCGCTGCGGGGGCCAAGTGACCGAGGATTACTACAACTGGACGTTCGAGGAATACACCCGGAAGCAGATGGGTGACCTCGACCTCGCGCTCAAGTATCTGGCGAACGCGTCGGAAATCATAAATGCCATTACATCGGACGCATACGACGGAACGGCGTTGAAGTTGGATACGTATGCTCGCAAGAATGGGATGCTGACTCGTCAGGAATCCATTCAGCACGAACAAGCGGCGTTTGCGTTGACGAACGCTGAAATGTCTCTCCTCGACGCTGTCGAGGCGATCACGGGGTCACGGGCGAGATTCGCTCGGCTCCTCCCGCACGACGGCGGGATCACTTCACCGGGGACGCGTCCCCAAGGAATGACCAATGGCTAACAAGCTGACGCTGGACAACGCAGGAGACGAGGCGACCTTCACGGTCTCGTCGTGCAAGACCATCAACACCAAGTTTGGGGATCGAATTGTGTTCGGTGGGACGATGGACGATGGCGTGGAGGTCGAGACGCCGTTGATGCCGGAGGCGACGGCGCAGAAGCAGTTGTCCCGGCTCGGGCTGGACGCCGAGACCTGCGTTGGTGAGACATTGCGCTTCTCGCGGGCCGCGAACCCAAGTGGCAAGCCGTACTGGAACATCGACCCCGCTGGCCCCAAGGCCGCGCCGACGAAGCGGCTGGCCCCGCCCACGGCCACTACGCCGTCGGCCCCGGTCCAGCCCGCGACCTCGGATGTTGCGGCGCGGCGTGAGGCGATGCTCGGGCAGTACGCCCTGCTCTGGGGCGCGGTCGCGGGACACCTCGCCAAGACGTGCAAGGCGCACGGCATCGCGCTCGACGCCTCGGCGGTACAAGCGGCGACGGCCTCGGTGTGGATCGCGTGGAAGGACAAGGGCATCCAGCCCGACACGCCCGCTGTGCCGAGTGCAAGCACGGCTCCGGCCACCAAGCGTATTCAGCCGCCGACCGCCGCCGCCGCGCACGCGCCGGATTACAGCACGTTTCCGCCGCCGTCGGATGCGGACGCCACGGATGATCTCCCGTTCTGATGTCTGACATCGAGACCCGCATTGGGATTGCCCCGCTTGACCTTCTGCTCGCTGAACGCGAGCAGTTGGTCGCGGAGGCCGCGTCCCTCTACGCCCTATACGGGCCGTTCGGTACCTCGGAGCATCGCCGGAAGGTCGCGCTCGCGCTGGCCGAGTTGCAGGTTCGCTCGACGGCGACGGAAAAGATGACCGAGGGCAAGGTGGACGCGCTGGCCCGGACGCATCCGACGTACCTCTCCTTCCTCGACGCGATGGAGGAGGGCCGCGCCAAGTGGCTGGTCACGGAGACCGCCATCCAGTCCATCACAGACCGCATCAATCGTGGGAATCACCTCACCCGCTACGCCGCCTCGGAGCCACGATGAAACACTTCCCGGATGAGACCGAACTCTACTTGCAACGCAAGCGCACGGCGGTGGACTTTGGCTTGTTTGCCGTCGAGCAACAGAAGGCCCGCCTGACCGATCCCGAGACCAGCCATCGTGCCGCCAAGCAGGTCGCGCCCAAGTCGGGGACGGCCAAGGCAAAACTGCTTGCGGCTCACCGCGCCAATCCCGATGGCCTAACCGACCGGGAGGCTGCGGAACTGGCGGGGCTGGATTTGCGCTCCGAGTATGCCACCCGTTGTTCCGAACTGGCTCGGATGGGCTGGCTTACGAACACGGCGACCAGCCGCCCGGACCCTGACACGCGCACCGACCGAATGGTTCGGCGCATTACTGACCTTGGAATGGAGGTGGCCCGTGGCCGGTGACTTTGACCTTGCCGATGGCGATTGGGAAAACAGCGGCGTGGATGATTTTTACCGCCACCACGCCAAAGTCTGCCGCTACTGCGGGGACGATGTGGACGATGAGGGCACAACCTGCGCGTCTTGCCGCGCCCAACCCACGAGGCTCAACGATGCAGATTGATTTGACCACCACCGCCGAAACCGAGGCCTTTGACGCTTTGGTTACCAATCGCTGGACGTTGGAGTGCGAGACCGAGACCAAGTGGCGCATCTGGATTGAGGAGTTCCGTGGCTATGCGGAGGGCGACACGCCGCTCAAGGCTATCCAGATGGCGGTGCGGTGCCTGACGTGGTGGGCCGACCACGGAGCGACCGATGCCGATTGACGAAATCGAAGCACGACTGGCGGCGATGACGTGGCAGGACCGCGTACAGGCCAAGCAGGAACCGACCGCCTTGACGCTGCCGACACAGTACCGAGGCAACCGCGTGATTTCGCGGTTCTACCCGGAGCATTGGGCCAAGGTGCAGGTGGCGCGGTGGACTACCGCTCGGTACGGGGCGTCCGATGTGGCCTGACGATCCCGTGAATCACCCCGCGCATTACACGGCGGGGAGCATCGAGTGTATTGCGGCTATCCGCGCCGCGCTGGGAGACAAGGGGTTTGTGGCCTACTGCCGTGGCAACGCCATCAAGTACCTGTGGCGCG